GAGGCGCGCAGGGGACAACGGCTCAGTCCTTCAGCGCCGGCATGTTCATCGAAGAGCGCCCTACGGCGCGGCACCACACGACCTTAGCCGACGCCATCATCGCGATCGAGACCAAACTCGGGGCGGGGGCCTCGATCGACGCCTCGAAGATCGCCGACGGCACGGTCAGCAACGCGGAATTCCAGCGGCTCAACGGGGTGAGCGCGGATATTCAGACGCAGCTCGACGGCAAAGCCTCGTCAGTCCATACCCACGCGATCGCCGACGTCACCGGCCTGCAGGCGGCGCTCGACGATAAGTCCGATCTGGGCCACATCCATCTGCTGGCCGACATCACGAACGCCGGTTCGGCCGCCGCGCGCAACGTCGGGCTGTCGATCGGCAACCTGGTCGAGGTCAGCAGCGGGGGCAAGATCGATTCGAGCCTGCTGCCGGCGATCGCCATCACTGACACCTTTCCGGTTAGCTCTCAGGCTGCAATGCTCGCGCTCACGGCTGAGACGGGCGACATTGCCGTCAGGACCGATCTCAATAAGTCGTTCATTCTGGCCGGGAGCAACCCCGCCACGCTCGGCGACTGGCAGGAACTACTGACGCCGACGGACGCGGTTCTCAGCGTCTTCGGTCGACCGGGAGCGGTTACGGCACAGGCCGGTGACTATTCCTTCTCGCAGATCTCCGGCTCGATCGCCGCGGGACAGATCCCCTCGAGCGTAATCACTTACGCGAAGATCCAGAACGTCGCGGCCGCGCGCCTCCTGGGCAATTCCTCGGGCTCGGCCGCGGCCCCGGTAGAGATCGCGCTCGCGGGCTCGCTCGTGTTCAGCTCAAACAATCTCCAGCTCGCCGGCGACGACCCGGCGCCGGGCAATTCCCGGTATTACGGGACAGACGCCAGCGGGGCGAAGGGCTATTTCGATTTGCCGAGCGGCGGGGGCGGATCGGGAACGGTGAACGCCGGAACCGGCGGCCAGATCCCCTATTACGACGGGGACGGGAATACGCTGAGCGGCCTACCTGGCTCATTGATTGATCCGACGGGCGAACCGCAAATTAGACTGACGGCCTTCATCGACGCCTTTACCCATTCGTTGGTTCAGCTCCGCGAGCCGTCCAGCACGGGCCAACCGCGCGTCGGAGGCTTCGCGACTTATCAAACGTTTAACTACGCTGACAGCAGTTTTTTTTATGCCCTTGGCTACAAGCATGACTCAGCGCAGATCGGCGGCCAGCCACTAGGATGGGCGAACTATCCCCACTCTGATGGCGGGCTGCTGTTTGATGCCTACACGGATGACGTCAATTATTACGGCTCGATCTATTTCTATCACGGCGCTTTTGAAGGCTACAGCGGGGGCGGAGCCCTATACCTACACCCGTTCGGGGTTAGTTTTTTTAGCAATTCAGCAACCTACTATGGAGCGGTCTTTGAGCGGTCAAGCGACCATTTTGCGCTGGGCGTTACGGGGGCGGCGCATATTGATAGTGGGAACATCCCCGCGCTTACCTGGGGCGATTTTGGGGTAATCGTGAAAGTGCCGACCTCGCTGGTCGCGGATGCGGATCTCGCAGAAGGGGAGGGGCATATCGCGGTAGACGAGGGGAGCGATCTCCTAAAGATTAAAGTCAAATATTCCACCGGGACTGTAAAAACGTTTTCCGGCCCTTTGGTTTAACTATGCAAGTTGAAAGAAACAGCGACACTCTCATTATCACGACCGACCTCCAGGAAATGCCCGCACGAGTCTGGCCCGGACTCAACCCCATCGTCGATGAAATTCTCGCGGCCGTCGAAGAAGCGCTCGACGTCGGCCCGCTGGATAAAGTCCAAATTCGCGCCGGCGGCAAAACGGCCTCAACGCCTGCCGCCGGCATTACCCGAAGAATAATCGTAAGCGCCATGCTCGCCGCGGCGCGGCCGGCACAACCTAGCAATTGAACTATGGAAATCGGAAAACAGATCGAACAAGCTCAGAACCAGGCTAACCAGCTCGCAATTCAGGAGGCGAACCTCCGCGAGTATATCGGCGCGCTCCAGGCTCAACTTGACCAGGTCGTTCGCTCGAAACACCAGGCGATCGGCGCGGTCGAGGCCTTTAAGACCATCGCCAAGAACCAGGCCCCGCCGGCGGCCCCGCCTCAGACGCCCGACCGGCCCCCGACTCCCGCCGAACGCAAGGCGGCGAAAGGGAAGTAGGTGATGGCCAGCGGCGCATTCAATAGTTTTCCCTTCAACGGCGCGCCTTTCAACGGCGCGCCAGCTGAGGACGACACGCCGGCGATCGTGGCGGCTTGCCTGCACGGCGAATACCCGGCGATCGCGCCCCTGGTTGCCAGCTTCCCCTCGATCGCGGCGTTGAGCAAACCGTATCCAGTCGCCGCGGAGCTGGTCGGAGCCCTGGGCATTACGGCGTTAAGCGCGCCCTGGCCGGCCGTAAACCCGCTGATGGGGCAATACCCGGCGATCCCGGAGATCGCGGTCAATTTGGAGTGTTAAGGCGATGGCCACGAAGTTACTCAGAGCGGATGGGCAGCTACCGGTAATCGGCGACGACATCGACGTCCCCGTCAGCGTGTCGAGCGTCCCCGGGGGCGTGTCGATCACGAAGGCCTGGATAACCTTCAAGGCCGATAAGGATGCGGCGGACGATAGCGTATTGCAGAAGATCCTCACCAGCGGCTTCACCGGAACCAGAACCGTCAGTTTTACCTTCCCCTTGAGCAAAACGGACACGGCTCGTTTTACATCAGGAACGAGATACTTCTTTGACGTCCAGGTCCTCGATAGCAGCGGCAAGCTCAGCACGCCGATCGCGGACGGAGAGGCCAAATTCCAGGCGGGTATTACGAGTGCGACAAGCTGATAGGACACGGGCTTAAAGAAGTGAAACTTTCCCGCTTACAACGCAACGCAGTGATCGCTTGGGCGGCCGAGGGGCTGGAACTCTGGGAAATCAACGAGCGCGCAAAAGAGTCCGATCCCAAGTTCGACGTCGAACCGCTCCAGCTCAAGCACATCCGAAAGCAGTCAAGGAAGAAGTATTCGGAGCTGGTTGCGGCGTTCGAGACCGAGGCGCGAGAAAACGGCCTGGCCCGGCGTGGCGTCAGGCTTATCAAGAAAATGGCGCGCCACGCGTTGCTCGAGCAAATCATCGACGAGCGCGGCGACGCCGATTACATGCAGGAGATCCCCGGCGGGAAAACCGGATTGTTGGTGCGCGATTACAAGGGCTCGGATTCAACGCCGGTTTATAAATTAGACGTCGCGCTGTTGAAAGAAATGCGCGACCTGGAGCGCGAGATCGCGATCGAGCTTGGCGAATGGACCGAGAAGAGGGAACTGACCGGGAAGGATGGCCAGCCGCTGCTTGATCCGCTGGCGGCCGCGCTGGAAAAAGCCTATGGCAACGGCAAACAGCAGCCAGATCCGACGGATTGAGGAATACGCCACGGAATGCGCCCTGACCGCGCGGGATCTGGGCGTCCCCCGGGATCAGCTTACGAATTTCTTCCGCGGGCGGTACATTCCTCAACCGAAGCAGCTGCAGTTTCACGCCGCCTGCAGGCTGGCGGATCTTCCAGACGGGCCGGACCAGATCGGATTTGGAGGCGCGCGCGGGCCAGGAAAATCGCATGCGGTCTTTGCACAGATCGCTCTCGACGACTGCCTGCGTATTCCCAACCTCAAAGTCTTATACATCCGTAAGGTCGCAAAGAACGCGCGCGAACAGTTCGAGGACCTGCGGCGGAACGTCCTCGCGCATGTCCCGCACGATTACAACCGGACGGGCGTAATCACCTTCGCGAACGGATCCCGGATCGTCATCGGCCACTTCAGGACCGAGGCGGACGTTGATCAGTATCTCGGCCTCGAATATGACATCATCGTGATCGAGGAAGCCACCACCCTCAGCCTGTCGAAGTACAAGACTCTCCGCGATTCGAACCGGACCTCGAAGCCGAACTGGCGGCCGCGGATCTACGCGTCGACTAACCCGGGTAACATCGGCCACGTCTGGTTCAAACAGCGCTTCATCACGCCGGCGCGAAAGCGCCAGGAGACAGACACCCGCTTCATTTTCGCTACGATCGACGACAACCGGTTCGTCGACGACGGGTACACGAAGAAACTGGAAGACAACACTGGTTGGAAGCTGCAGGCTTATAGGTTCGGCGATTGGGATATCCAGGCTGGCCAGTACTTTTCGACCTGGCATTATGAGAGTCACACCTGTAAGCCGTTCATCATCCCCGACCACTGGCCGGTGTGGGGCGCGTTCGACTATGGGTTCACCCATCCGACTGCGTTCTATTTAATGACGGAGTTCGACGGAACGATTTTCATAACCGGGGAGAACGTCGAGGCCAAAAAACTGCCGCGCGATCACGCCGAAGCCTTCGGGCGGATCGCGACCAAGCACGGGCGCAACATCTCCGATATTGCGGTCTTTGCCGGTAAGGACGTCTTTGATCAGAAGGGCGACGAGAACGCCAAAACGATCTCGGACCAGTACGCTGATCGGGGCGTGTATCTGGTGAAAGCCCCGATGGACCGAGTTTCGGGATGGGGCGAGCTGCTCGACCTGCTGGGCGATCCGCTGCGCGAGAAAAACCCAATTCCGTCGAGGTTGAAAATTACCAGGGATTGTGAGCGGCTTATCGAGTGCATTCCGGCGTTACAACACGACCCGCATAAGGTGGAGGACGTTTTGAAGTGGGATATTGACGACGAGGGAAGCGGCGGCGATGACCCGGCGGACGCCGCCAGGTACGGACTCATGGCTCGGCTCATGGATCCCGAGGACGCGCCGGCGGTTGGCGGTTCTCGGGCGCAATTGGTGCCCCGCTGAGATTTCGCTTGCAATCGGCGAACCTAAGTCCGTAGAATCCGGGCTCGGACTTATTTTTGACATTTTCCGCGCGCGCCACGAGCGCCAAGCGGCCAGCGTCTCTCGAAGGCCAATTCGTCCAGAAAAAATGGGCGGGTTGGCCTTTTTCGTTTTATGCGCAAAAGGCCAAGGAGCAAGAACAGATTCCGCACCGCGGGCGCGAATGCGCTGGCGGACGTGTCTTTCCAGGCCGCCGAGACCGCAACCTCGTCCCCCCAGGGCGGCCCCGCCTCAGCCCTCGACACCCTGGATCCGAAGCTTGAGTACGTTGGCGGCTACGGCATAGCGAATAGCACGCTCGAGCGCACTCTCCCGTCTCAGCTCCGCGACCCGCGCGCGCCCGAGGTCACCTTCGAGACCTACCGGCAGATGCTCAACGATCCGGAGGTCTGCTCCGACGTCCGGACGCTGCGCGACATGGCCCTCGCCGATGGCATCCAGATTTCGCCCGGGATCGACCGGAATCTGGCAGACGACGACGCGCCAGAATTCGCCCGAGCGGTCGAGATGGCGGAGTTTGTCGAGCGGAACCTGGTGGGGCTCCGCAAGCCTCTGGAGGACACGCTCGAAGGGATCGTCGAGTCAGCCCTGACCTACGGCCATAAAACGGCGGAAATCACCTGGAAGCTCGCCACGGGGCAGGACGCCGGCAAATTGATGCTCGATCGGATCGCGCAAAAGGATTACCGCACGCTCGATTTCGTGGTCGACCGGTTCTGGAATCATCTCGGTTTTACCGCCCGCACGCCGGCGCAAAGCGTCACGACGATGACCGTCATCCCGCGGGAAAAGTTTTTTCACCTGGCGCTTCACGAGGAGGACGAAGACCCGCGCGGCCGCTCGTCGATCCGGTCGGTGTATACGGCCTGGACGTTTAAGTGCCTGACCTGGCCGGAATATTTCCGCTGGCTGCAGAATTGCGCGTTGCCTTCCGTCATCGGCGTGACGGCGCCGAAACAGCCCGGCGACGTCCAGCGTAACGCCGACGGATCCAAGACCGCCGGCGGCAAAGCGCTCTCGCCGGCGGAGGCCATGTTGCAGGCCCTGCTCGGCCTGAAAAGCGCCTCGGTCGCGATCGTCCCTAACGGGGCGCAGATCGAGCAGCTGGAAGTGATGGGTGAGGGGGCAGGTTTCGAGCGCGGCATTAACGTCGCGGACTCCCAGATCTCTAAGGCGATCCTTTTCCAGACGCTCGCCACGTCTGAGGCTCAGTTCGGCACCCGGGCGCAGTCCGAAACTCATATGGGCGTGCTCGACATGGTGGTCTGGTGGTTGAAAGGGCGCATCGCCAAGGCTCTCAAGTCTGACCTGGTCGAGAAAATCATCCGCTACAACTTCGGCGACGAAGCGCTGCGCTTCACGCCGCAGATCTCCCTCGGCGACACCGAGCGGCGCGACTGGGCGACCGACGCCGCGGCCGCCGTCCAGCTCTCGTCCGAGATCACTGATTCACAGTGGAACGCTGTTACCGAGCAGATCGGCCTGCCGCCGCCCCTCCCGGGCGAAGAGCCACGCGGAATGGCCCGCCAGGCGCAGATCGCCGAGCAGTCCGGCAAGCCAGTACAGACGCCTGTACCGCCCGACAACAAGAGACAGGCGGCCTTACGCCGCTTCAAGCCGCGCGCCGGCGCTTTCGTTACCGTCAAGATGAGGAGGGCCGCGTAATGGCGTTAAGGGCTTTCGGCCTGGCCTGCTCAATCCCATGGGCGATCACGCCCGAGGCGCTACAGCAGATCCTCGAAATTTCGACGCGCGAACACATCCCGAACTTCGAGGCCGTCGCCGCGAAGAGGGCGAGGCGCATGGATAGCGCCGACGAGGCGAGGGTCCGAGAAGGCGGCGTGGCGGTTTTGTCGATAACCGGCCCAATTTTCCGCTACGCCGACTTTTTTACCGACATTTCGGGGGGCTCAACGATCGAAGGCCTGGCGAAAGACTTCAACGCGCTGCTCGCCGACCCGACCGTAACTTCGATCCTGCTCAACATCGACTCGCCCGGCGGGGAAGTCGGCGGGGTGAGCGAGTTCGCCCAGATGGTCTTCGGCGCGCGCGGCCGCAAGCCGATCGTCGCCTACGTGGACGGCCTGGGGGCCTCGGCGGCCTATTGGATCGCGAGCGCAGCGGACGAGATCGTCGCCGACAGGACCGCCATGATCGGGTCAATCGGCGTGGTCGCGACCGTTCCTAACCCTGACGCGCGAACAGCCAAGGAAGTCCAGTTCGTGTCGTCCCAGTCCCCGAAGAAACGCCCGAACCCGAACACGGAAAGCGGCAAGGAGCAACTGCAGACCCTCGTAGATGACCTGGCGGAGGTCTTCGTCGAGACCGTAGCGCGCAACCGGGACGTGGACGCCGATACCGTTTTGAGCGACTTCGGCCGCGGATCCGTGATGGTTGGTCAGCGGGCCGTCGAGGCGGGTCTCGCCGACCGGTTGGGCTCTTTCGAGCAAATTGTTTCTGAACTCGCGACCGGCAAGAAGCCGCGCCGCTTCAAACCAAAAATGGCGGCCTCGGCCGCGGAGGTAGAGGAAATGAAAGCGAACGAAATTCTGGACAAGATCAAATCGGTGATTTCCAAAAGCGACACGGAAGCCTCCGAGGCGAAAGAGACGCCGGCGACCGAGCCGACCGCGAAGGCCGGCCTCGACGAGCTAACCGCGAAGGCCGGAGAGGAATCCGCGCGCGCGGCCGCCGCGGAGGCGGAGAACGAGCGGCTCCGGAAACAGGTCGCTGAGCAGCGCCAGCAGAAGGTCGAAGCCGACGCGCAGGCTTTCGTCATTGCGCAGATCGCCGCGAACAGGATCCTGCCGGCGGAAGCGGAGGCGACCAAGGCCGACTACCTGCAGGCCGCGGCTGATGATGCCGCCATGCCGATGGCCGCCGGTTCGCGCGTCGACAACCTGCGCAAGAGGGTCGAATCGCGCCCGTCCCACAAACTCACCCAGGAATTGACCGTCGGCGCGACCGACAAGGTCCTGAAGGCCGACGAGAACAAGCAGACCGAGATGAGCGCGGAACGGCGCAGCGAACTGCTCAACATGACCAGCGCCGGCAAAGCCGCGCTCAGCGTCGTCAAGTAAGCCCTTCGGGGCGATTCACGATCACCGATTCAATAACCGGAGGGTAAGAAGATGGGTCTAGCAATCACTTTCCAGAACACGAAGCTTGAACCTGCCCGGGCATGCGATTCCCGCATGGAGGCCGTTCCGTTCGGGGCCTCGCTGACGATCGCCAAGGGAACGATCGTCGCGCGGAAGGCCTCGGACAACAAGTGGTACGCGTACAACGACGCGGGCTCGGGCGGCCTGGAAGTCGCCCGCGGGATCGCGATGTACTCAATCGTTACCGATTCGAGCGGCAACGTGTTTTACGGAACGTCCGCGGTGTCGGAGCAGGGGGCGTTCGACCTGACCGCGCCGATTTACGTAAGCGGCGATTTCAACGTGGCCGATCTCACGGGCCTGGACGCCAACGGTTTGGCGGACCTCGGCGGCCACCTGATCTATGGCGACGACCTGGCCGACGCGAACGCGATGGTTCGCATCGGCTAACAACCAGCGAGGCATTGACGCCGAGCGCTTTCAAGGAGTGAACAGAAAATGGCAGTCACTTACATCTATCCGTCGAATGCCGAGCTGGATCAGATCGCGCAGACCAAGCTGCCGAACCTGGTCAAGGATCGGCCGATCTTCGACATCCTCCCCGTCGTCTCGAAAGACGTGGACATCCTGCGGTGGGAGCAGAAGGACAATTACGTCGGGCTGCAGCAGGTCCGCGGGCTAAACGGCCGGCCCGGGCGAGTGGTCCGCATCGGGGGCAAGGCCTACGTGATGACGCCGGGCGTCTACGGCGAATTCACGACGATCGACGAGCTAGAGATGACGCGCCGGCGGCCTTACGGCCAGTTCAGCGGCGCGATTTCGATCGACGACCTGGTCATGGAGTGCCAGGACCAGCTGCTCGGCCGCCGGCTCGACCGGATCGAGAAGATCGGCTGGGACCTGCTCACCGCGGGGACTTTCAGCGTCGCCGGGCCCGACGGGGTGACGATGCACACCGACACCTTCTCACTGCAGACGGCCTCGGCCGCTGTGGCGTGGGCGACCTTCGCGACCGCGACCCCTTTAAAGGATTTCCGCGCGGTCCAACTGCTCTCCCGCGGCATCTCGGTCAGCTTCGGCGCCGACGCCAAGGCCTACATGAACCGGGTGACCTTCAACAACCTTGTCGCGAACACTAACACGGCGGACCTGGCCGGCCGCCGCACCTCGGGCCTGCAAACCGTGCTCACGCTGGGCGAGATCAACAGCGTGCTCGCGGGCGAAGGCCTGCCGCAGATCGTCATCTTTGACGGCGGATACCTGGACAGCTCCGGGACCTTCCAGCCGTTCATCGCCAACTCGAAGGTCATCATCGTCGGTCGCCGCCTCGACGGCGCCGCGATCGGCAATTACGTCTACACGCGCAACGCGAACAACCCGGGCGCGCAGCCGGGCCCCTATCAGAAGGTCGTCGATCGGGGCGAGAACGAAGTGCCGCGCGTGATCGAAGTTCACGACGGGCACAACGGCGGCCCAGTCATCGAGTTCCCGAGCGCGATCGTCATCCTGACGGTTTCCTAAGTTTCGTCGTGCGGCAAAGTCGAACTTGCATAGTGTAAGTTCTCCTGTTTACCGGCCTCGGCAACGGGGCCGGGTTTTTAAAAGGCGGAAGACGTTATGAAAACTTACATCGTTGAACACGGCGCGCTCAGCCTGGTGGATGGCGAAGCGAAGTATAGGGGCGATTTCGTGACGGAGAAGGAACTCGGGGACCAGCGCGACCGCCACGTGAAGAACGGCGCGGTCCGCGAGGCGACACAGGCGGAGATCCGCGCGGGCAAGGCCGGCGCCGTAGAGGATCCCGCAGAGTTGACGCTCGAGCAGCAGGTCGAGCAGGAGAAGGCGGCGATCGCGTCCGCGGAGCTCCGGATCAAGTCGCTCGAGCAACAGATCGACGAGCGCGACAAGAAAGCCAAGGCCGAAGCCGACGCCAAGGCGAAAGCCGAGGCCGATAGCAAGAAGAAGTAACCGATGCCCACAGTCGCCCAGATCGAGAACGCCGACGCCCTGACCGCGAGCCAGGCCCTTCGCCTGATCGCGCGGATCCGCGCGTCCGACCGCTACCGCGACAACCGCGCGGCGTACCCCGATCTGGAAACGACGATCAAGGCGAAGATCAACCGGCGCGTGCCGATCACCGGGGCGACCAATGCCGCGCCGGTCGTCATCACCGCGGCCGGCCATGGCTTCAAGGACGGCGACCTGGTCACCGTCCAGGGAGTCGGGGGCAACGAGAGCGCGAACGGGGTCTGGGTCGTGGCGAACGCCGCGGAAAACACCTTCGAACTCCGGGGCTCGGCCGGTATAGACGTCTACACCTCGGGCGGGGAAGTGGTCGACCTGCAGTCGCAGCACCTGGCGGCGATCACCGACCTGCTCCGCGACGGGACGGTAGGCGTAAACGGGGGCCGCGACGGCGTGGATTTTTCCCTCTCGCGGGACCGCGAAGACCTGATCGCCGAGGCGCTCGACCTGATCTATTCGGCCGAAGACTCCGGGGCGATCGTGGCGGTGGGCCAGCGCGGGACATCTCCCTGCGTCCGCTGCGGCTGCTGGCCCTGTAGGTGCGGAAGGTGTCACGGGTTTTTATGGGAATTTTGACCGGCCCCTATAAGACGATTTTGGGAGCGCTCAACCTCGTCAAACACGAGTTGCAAGGCGACCCCACCCACGGGAATTTGATGTCCTACAACCAGGGCACCGGACAGTTGGAGCCCTTCAAACCCGTGATGGTCGTAAAGGGCGACACCCCCATCGGTTTGGGGGTTACGGTCGAAGAGTTCCGGGTCGCGGAAGAGGACATGACGGGCGAGGACGCAAAGAAACTGGCCGCCATTCAGTACGGCGATAGGATCTATTCGATCGGCAAGCGCGTTTCGCCCAACGGCTTGCAGCGTTTCTGGTCGCTGCAAGTAAAACCAGCGGAATCGGCCTAGAGAGATGATCGACGTGGTCGTGACAATCAGCCCAGGATTATTGGCGCTACCGGACGCCCTGGAAGCCGCAATTGAGGCGGGCCAACGGGACGCCGGCGACCTGCTCGTCGAACGATTCCGGGAATCAATGAAGGCGGTCGGCGCGAACGCGACCGGCGCCACGGCTGAGGGGATCGCGGTGGCCGAATCCGGCTTCGAAAAAACCACGATCGTCGCGCCGGCCCCGTCCCGGGTGATTGAGGAAGGGCGGCCCGCCGGCAAGAAGGTCCCGCAATGGTCGGTCTTCGAGCCGATACTCCAAAAGTGGGCGAAGGCGAAGGGACTGCAAATCGACAATCTCTATCCCATTGCGGTGAAGATCCGCAGGGACGGTTACCCGGCGCGCTTTCCGTTCAAGCGCGCGCTGGAAGGGTCGGGCGGGGAAGTCAAAGCGGTCTTCGTACGAGCGGTGGAGAAAGGATTGAGCTAATGGCCATACCCTTAGCGTCGGACGACGTGTTGACCGCGATAAACGGGATCCTCGCCGAGGCGGATTCGCCCGGGAAGATCGTCCCGCTCGAACTGCTCGGCATCGAGGACGGCGACTCTCCTGACCTTTTTCGCTCCGATGACGACGGAGGGCTCGTACACGCCTGGCAGGTCTTTCGCGGCGCCGCGGGGATCAAGCGCCAGGGCGACGTCGCGTACGTGCTCGAGCACGCGAACCGCACGCGCCGGGCGGACAAGACCTGGTCTTACACAATCAAGCTCTATTACGAATACGCGACCGGCTCGACGGCGAGCAATTCGCGTAAGCGAGTGGATTCTCTGATCGACACCGTGCAGAAGGCGTTCTTCAAGCGTCCCAAACTCGGACTGGCTAACGAGAATCTCAGGCAACACAACGATCTTCAATTCGGCTCGATTAAGGTCATACCGGCGGGCGACCTGAAGATTCATTTGGCGGTCGGCAGGCTGGACGTGGTCGTCTGGGAGTCGATCGACGCATAGGAGAGATCATGGCGGCTGAGAAGCGCGAATGGTGCGTCATTCGGGACGGCGCGGTGACCGTCGAAGAGAAGGTTTTTCGACAGGGCGAACTCGTCAAAATCACCGAGTTGGGCGACAAGGTCGACTGGCTGTTCGATCAAAATTCTGTGCGCTGGGCCAGCGCCGCGGAAATCGAATCGCGGCGCCTGGGCGAGGCTCCGAAAGCCCCCGACAGTAAGCCCGGGGCGTAATCACGGGCGTAACGGCAATCAATTTACAAGACGGAGGTAGGTCATGTTTTTCAGCGGTCAAGGGCCCGTGTTCGCGGGAGCGATCGATCCGACTACGGGAGCCATCGGCGCGATGTTCGACCTGGGCAATATGGAGTCGGTCAAGTTCGGCTTTGAGGCCAACGTCATTACGGACAAGGAGAGCAAATCGGGCAACCGGCTCGTCGCCGCCCGCCTTGAGACGGAACTCAACTCCACTTTCGAAATCGTGATGAAAGAGCCGAATATGAAGAACATCGAGATGATGTTACGCGCGGCTCGCGTCACGAACGTCGGGGCCACGGTGACCGACGAGATCAACTCGCAGTCCGGACTCGTGGCAGGGGACTACATCATCACTAAATTCCAGAACATTTCATCCGTGAGCGTCAAGGACAGCGCCGGCTCGCCGGCCACGCTCACCGTAACGACCGATTACGTGGTTGAATCGACCAAGTTCGGTCGAATTCGAATCGTCAACCCCGGCAGCTACACGCAGCCCTTCAAGGTCAGCTATACCTACGCCAGTCGCGTCGTCATCCCGCTATTCAATTCCAGCCAGAAAGATTTTTTCATCCACATGGAGGGAATCAACACGGTAGACAGCACGAACTTTTTGGCCGAATTCTATAAGACCCGTTTCAGCCCGCCATCCGAATTCAACCTCCTCCAGGACGAGTTTGGCAGGTACACGATTTCGGGCGAGGCGCAAATCGATCCCATTCGCGAGCCGGACACGAATTACGGACGGTTTGGCCGACTGGTCAATCCGCTATAACAAACACAAAGCCACGAGTAACGGCGGCTCGGGGCCATGCAATAGGGCCGCAAAATGGATGGAGGCGTCGGCGAAGGTCGGTTGACTGTCGCCGGCGCCGCATTCCCTTTTACCAGGTCAGAACACCGCAGGCCTATTTATACGGAGAAACATTAATGTCAGCCAATCAAGAAACCTTATCCGACGTGCTCGGACGCAAGACTATCAAACTGCGCTTTGGCAAGCTCGGCGTCACCGTCCGGCAGTTCACGCTCAAACAACTGGACGACGTCAAAGACCTCATCTTCGACGTGGTCGAACTGTCGGCCGTTACTCGGACGTATCAGACGCCCGGGCAGGAGCCGATGACATTCACCGACCGGGATCTGATGCAGGGCTTCCTCAAGTCTCGAAATCTGATTCCGCGCTTCCTCAAATTCTGCACGGATGTCGAATTGGACCCACAGGCCCAGGGCGTGGGAGACACTACTGGCAGCCTCGAAGACCTTTCCCTGACCCAAACGATGCAGGTGTTCCGCGCCGCCATGGAGCTGAATGCTGATTTTTTTCGCGAGTTTTTGGCGTTCGTTACAGAGACGGCCGCTTTCATTCGGTCGGCGCAGGGCGCGATCGAAGGGGCCAATCCGCCGGCGGCGGAAGCCCGGGAAGCGGACCTGACGCAGAGCGGTACGCCAGTTGGGGAGAGATCGCCGCAACTCTTCTCAGGGCAGGTATCCGGCCCGACCAGCTAGGCGACTTGACCATCCGGCAATCCGAGATTTTTTACCGCGAGGAACACTTGTTCGAGCGCGAGCAGTGGGGCCGGATGATCCACGCGGTAAATTTCGGAAGCCACGGCAAAGCCGACCAAGTGGGCAGGACGGTGCGGCGCATGATGCGAGAATGACGTGACTGATCTTTCCCTTTCAATCGACCTCTTGATTAACGGCCCCGGGAAAATCGCGGCCATCCGTCGAGAGATCGAATCCCTTCAGAAGTCCGCCAACAAGGGCCCCTCTTCGGACGGGGCCCGTAAAGCGAAAGAGGCCGGCGACGCCGAGGAAAAGGCGGCCCGGTCCACGCTCGCGCACGCGCAGGCCCTTGCGCGTCTCCAGGCCGCCAATGGCGACACCGCCGGGGCGGTCGCCACGCTGGCCAAAGCCCTGGACACCGTTAACCAGAAGACCCTGGCGGCCGTCCGCGCGCAGACCCAGCTCGCAGGCCTCCGCAACCAGCTCGCGGCCAACGCTACCGCCGGCGCGAAAAATGAGCGCGCTCTGCTCCAGCAGGCGCAGGCCGCCGCCAGGCTCCAGCAGGCGCAGGGTAACGTGGCAGGGGCCGCTAATACGCTCCAGGGAGCTCTGGGACGCGTCACGCAAGGAACGCTTGCCGCAACCCGTGCGCAGATCCAGCTCACCAACCTACAAAACAACTATGCCAACTCGCCGCTGATAGGCGCGGTTCGACAGATCTCGCAGTCCATCACCAATCTCGTGCCGGGCCTGGGTAAAGTTCAAAACGTGGTCGGGAATGTTCTGAACAGCGTTAACCGCCTGGGCTCGTCTTTTTCAGGACTCAGCAGTGGCGCTGGGCAGGCCTCCGCCAGCATTGGAGACATCGGGGCAGCCGCCGGGGCCTCCGACCTGCTGGTGGCCGGCTTGGGCGCAGCTGTGGCCGCTCTGGTGATCGGTATTGCGGCGGTGGTTGCCGCCGGCGCCGGGTTTGTGGCGCTACTGAAAAATATCGGCGAACGCGGCATCGAGGCCAACGCCCAGCTAGAACAGACGCGAATCGGAATCGCCTCGGTCATCGCATCGGTCGCGTCGATCAAAGACAATAAAGGGATCGAGCTAAAAGGGCTGGATGCGCTCAATGCTACAATCCCGATCGCGGATAACTTGCTCAAACAACTCCGCGTGCGAGCGCTGGAGACATCGCTTTCGTTCGAAGAGCTCTCCCAGGGGCTTTTGCAGGCGCTCGGGCCTGGTCTTCAGGCGGGAATCAAACCGGATAAGATCCTCGATTTCGTGGTGTCGATGTCTCAGTTGGTCGGGCCGCTGACCGGACACGTCGAACAGCTGGGGCAGGAAATCCGGGCGCTCTTCTCGGGAAACATTTCCCCCCGATCGGCGCAAGTAGCTTCGGCGCTCGGCATCACGTCGAAAGACATCAAGGCCGCGAAAGAAGCAGGCCAGCTGACTGAATTTCTTGATCAGAAACTCAAAGTCGCCGCGGCCACCGGCAAGCTCCTCGGCCAGACCTTCACTGCGGCGAAAACCAACTTGGCTGAGGCGTTGAATATCTTTTCGGCGACCGTCACTGAAGGCTTGTTCAACACGCTGCGCGACAAGATCAACCAGGTCCTGCCAGAACTCTTTGACGCGAAGAGCGCGAACTTACTCAGTAAAAATCTGTCGGCCGTCGGCGATACCCTTACGGCGATTTTCAATTCCGCCGGCTCCCTGCTCTCCGATCTGATCGACGCCGGATTGTCGGCGCTGAAGCAGATCAACACCTTCCTGGATAACAACCGGGAGACGGTGGCAGTCATTATTCAGACGGTAGAAGAGATCTTTCGCGCCGTCGGCGGCCTGCTGGCCGACATACTGGGCCTCAGCGGAGGGACGCAAACCTGGAGCGACAGACTAAAGCTGGTCAGTTCTATTTTGCAATTCGTCCTGACCTACGTGGAACGGCTCCGGCTGTTGGTCGGCATTGTCGGAAACGGGTTCGTGATCGTCGGGGCGACCATTGTAAAAGCCGTTCTCCTACCCCTCGGCCTCGTAGCCAAGGGCATCGCCGCGCTGACAGAAGGCATCCCCGTCATCGGCGACCAGTTTAAAGGGGCGGCCCAATTCATCGATCAATTGCTTGCCACGGCCACGAGCGCTTCGAACGACGCGACGAAAAACTTGGCCGAGAGTCTGAGCAGGGTCGGGAAGGCTAGCGAGGAGGCCGGGAAGAGAATTGAGAACGCCCGTAAAAACGCTCTCAAACCGCCGCCGGCGTCCAAAAAGACCAATCCATTCCCCGGAGCCAGCGTTACTGCCAATCCGAAGGATGATCAGAAGAAGCAGAAACAGGCGACGGCCAACCAACTCCTTGCGATCGATAAAAAGCTCCGTGAAGCGGAACTGATCGAGCAGCGGGCCCGGACTGAACAAAGGCTGGCGATCGCGCGCGCCGCTGACGAGGCAGAGACGGCGAGCCTGGAGCGAGCGCTCAGTGACCGCACGATTTCGCTCAACCAGTATTACGACCAGCGAAGGGCCCTGACTGAGGCGGCGACCTCGCGTGAACTTAATAGTTTGCGCGAACAATTATCGATCGAGAAGCAGGCCTTAGCAGACATCCAAAAGGCTGTCGCCGACGCCAGCAAGCGCGCAAAGAACGATAAAGAACGCGACCAGGTAAAGGCAGAGGGAAAGATTGAGGAGGCCCGCCAGCTCGCCAAGGTCCTGGACCTCGAAGGCAAAATCGCCGAGACGGGCATTAAGGGCGGTCAGCAGCTCGCGGATCTCGACCACCAGCGCATCGAGGCCTTGAAACAACTCAGCGACGAACTGGCTAACGTCCAGGCCGAACTGCTCGAAGCCACGGGCCGCGGCCTGGACGCCGCGGCAATTCGCATCTCGCTTCAGTTCCGCGAGATCCTGAAAAAAGCGATCGCCGAGTTCGGCGCCGACTCGGGGATCGTCCTGGCCATCAAGCAGGCCGAGGCCGCGGCCCTCCTGCAGGCGCAGATCGCCGACGCCGGCGAGAAGTCCAGCGCCAAGGCGGCCGAGCTGGACCTGGAGCGCACGAAAATTCAAAACGACTTGAATGCGGGCGTCATCAGCGAGCGCCAGGCCAAACAGGAAATTTTGAATCTTGAGCGCCAACGCGTCGACGCCCTGATCCAGGCCAAGCAAAAGGAGATCGACCTGGCCGAGGCGCTGCTGGGGCCCGACAACGCGCGCGTCATCCAGCTTAAAAAAGAGCAGGAAGAGCTGAAGAAATTGGGCGTGGACGGGGAGACGGCCTTCCTGCGGATTAAGAAGTCCGCAGAGGAAGGGCTGACCGACACGCTGACGAACCTCTTCAACGGCACAAAGGGACTTAAAGAAGCCTTCCTGGACCTGTTTAAAACCGTCCAGAACACGATTTCACGGATTGCGGCCGAGGAAATCACCGACGCGATTTTCAAACGCCAACCGCGCAACGCGCCCACCGGACCCAATGCCCCGCGGACGGGCCTGGGCGGCATCCTGGACAAGATCCTGGGCCGCAACAAGCAGCAGACCGACCAGACGGCCGCCGCGGTGGGCAAGACCACTAACGCCGTGACCGCGCACCAAAACTCGACGCAGCCCCGGCTGGATCAAATCATCGCCCTGCTCCAGCAGATGCGCGACAAGATCCAACAGGAGAGCGGCCAAGGCTCCGACGCCTTCGAGATTGCGGGCGTGAGCGGAATCCTCGGCGCGCTGGCGGGCAGCGCCACTAAAACGAAGAGCACCAGCGAGGCCCCAAAAGTTCTGGACGAGGACGGCAACCCCGTAGGCGGTGGGGACATTGGTGGCGACATTGCCGACAAGATCACCGGCGGCCTCAAGAGCGTGTTTTCCGGTGTGTTTTCCACCTTCAAATCGATTTTCGGCGGGCTCACCAGCTCGCTGGGCTCGCTATTCGGCGGGCTGACGGGCGCGCTGGGCTCGATTTTCGGCAGCATCGGCGGCGCGATCGGCGGGGCCGCCGGCGGCATCGGTTCGTTCCTTTCCACGGCCCTGGGCTTCCTGGGCCTGGCCGGCGGCGGATCCGTGTACGGTCCAGGCGACGGGACCAGCGATTCTATCCCGGCGCTTCTCAGCCGCGGCGAATTCGTGATTCCGGCCCATGTGGTCGACCGCTGGGGCCCTGGCTTCTTCGAGCGCATCCGCACCGGGATGCTGATGCCCGCCTTTGCCGACGGCGGCATTGCCACCACGGTGGTGGATCCGGGTTCAAACTCCGCAGCGCCGGCGGGACCTGGCGGCCGGCGGCTGACCTTGATTAACACCACGGACCCCAAAGAGGCGCTGGACGCGTTGGACAGCGCCGCCGGCGAAGACGTGATTTACAACATCCTGCGACGGGGCCGGGGTCGGTTCCGCTCAGTTCTCAATATCGGAGGTTGAATGGCAGTCGAAATTTCGGACGGCGGATCTACGCCGCACGCCACCAACTACAGCGACCTGCTGGCCAAGCTGAAGACGTTTCTGCTGGCGCAGGGGTGGACGAGCGTGGCCAGTCTCACCAACGAGGAATATCTGAAGGGCCCGGGGTCCGGCTCCGATAACATCTACGTCGGCATTCAGAAGTTCGCGGACGTCCCGAACGACAATTACGCGTGGGTGCTTCAGGGGCTCACGGGCTACGTCCCGGCGACGTCCTTCAATTCCCAGCCGGGGGCCATCCCGTCAAATCCGCCGGCGCTCGCCCTGTGGAACTCGACCATTCCCTACTGGTTCGTCGCCAACGGGCGGCGCTTCATCGTCGTGGCCAAAGTGTCGACGCTTTACATGTCGGCGTACTGCGGCTGGATGCTCCCGTACGCGATTCCGGCCTCCCAATGGCCCTACCCGCTGGTGATCGGCGGATCCACGTACGCCGAATCGAACAACAACCTGGTCCCGCTCCGGTACTCGGGCGTGAACGGGAAAACCTCGAATTACATGATCCCCATCAACACCGACAGCAACGCCGGCCAACTCTGCCTGCGCGACCCGTCGGGGACCTGGCAGCGACCTGTCAACCGCTCGAACGCCGAAAGCACGATTTACAACTACTGGGATGGGGAGGGCGTCTGGCCGTGGTCCAACGCGACTTTGGACGACCTGGGCGGGTTCAACGATATGGAGAAATCGCTGGACGGCAACTACTCGCTTCAACCCGCCATCCCGCACCTGGAAGTGGCATCGAGGAACGTCTACGGCGAGCTGGACGGGGTGTTTCATGCGCCCGGGCGTGGGCAGTCGGCCGAGAACATCATCCAGCGTGGGGGCGTTGACCACCTGGTCATTCAAAACGTTTTTCGCACGGCGAAGGACGCCTACGCGGCAATCAAACTTTCGTAATAGTTGGGTGAAACTATGGTTGTGTATCAATCGGGGAGTGTGTCGGGGGTAGTCGCGCTGCTGGGCGCGCTGAAGGACTTCGCCGTGGCGCAGGGGGCCACCAATAACAGCTACACCACGGACGGCTCGGGCCAACGCCTGCACCTGAAGCTGGGCTCCGGGTACTTCAATTTCAAGGCCCTGGTCGGAGAGTTTATCCCCGGGGGCGCGGCGTCCGCTCTATGGGCCATCACCGGCTACGGCTCCACCGGGTACAATGGGTCGAATGCCTGGTACGACCAGCCGGGCGGCCCAAAGTTCGGGAGCACGACTTATCCGGTTTCCGGCCTGCACGGCCTCGGGACGTCGCCCACGCCCTCGCCCACGATCAACTACCACCTGTTTTACGTCGACCGCCCGCGCTCGCCCAAGGTCATCACCGTGACAGGCGCCACGAACGCCAGTCCCATCGTCATCACGTCGAACGGGCATCGCCTGGCGACGGGCGACCGGGTAGCCATCGCCAGCGTGGGAGGTAATACGGCGGCGAACGGGACCTGGGAAGTCACGAAGGTCAACGCCAATACCTTTTCGCTGAACGGGTCCACGGGAAACGGCTCATACACGTCGGGCGGCACGGTGACGCTGCTCGCCGAATGTATCTACCTGGTCATCGAGTACCCGGCCGGCCAGTTCTCCCGGATGATGTTCGGCCAGCTCGACCGCTCGGAGACGGGCGAAGTGGCGGGGGCCTGGTTCCTAACCAGTCAGAACCAATACAACCAGGGCAACAGTCCCAACCCGACTTTGGGCTTTTTCGGCTACGGCGTGAAATTCGGCTTCAATGAAGGCCCGCGGCCGGCGGGGATGGTGTACGCGACGGTGGACGCGCTCACGGGCTGGAAGATTAGCCGGGACAACGGCAACGGCTCGCCGGCGAATGGCCAGCAGTTCGCGATCGACAACACCCGGAAATTCCAGAACCTGGTGAACTGCGCCCCCAACGCGATCAACTCGCAGACGGTGGGCTTTCCGGTGGGCGTGTTCGTCACGCGCGACGGGACTAACCAAATCAGCAGCACCACGCCCTGGACCCTGTTGGGATACCTGCCGGAGCTGTACTTTTGCAACATCCGCAATCTCTCGCCGGCGGGCCAATTCGCGGTTGGCTCGGACAATTATCGAGCGTTCCCGGCCTATCAAAAGTCTGACGACGCCTTCACGCTAGGCAATCCCTTTCTGACCCAGCATGTAGGCTACTTCATTCGGGAGAGCTGATGTCCACAATCGGAGGGGATGGCTTTGCCCCGGTCCTAATTCTGGACGGTTTGAACGCGGGCGCCGGCGCCATCGATGCGCCGCTCACCGACCCCGTGCTTTCGGTCGTTAGGGAGCAGCTAATCGCCGGGGGCCTGACAATAGGCCTGCCGGAGGTGGAGCCGTCGGCCCTGTTCGGGGGCGACCTGTATCTGACTTTTGGGTATCTGTGGTTCAACCGGATTCACATTTTCCCGAACCCGCTCGACTTCGGGGCGATCCTCACGCCCACCACGCGCAACGTGGAAGTGTGGAACGCCTATCTGGAAGTTGCGCAGACGCTCGACACGGTGACGCCGACAACCCTGCCGGGTGTGAGTATCGCCACGGGCGTGCTGCCGCGCAATCTGAACCCGCTCCAGTCCATCCTGCTCCCGATCACTGCCACGCTCGACGGGCCGCCCAAAATCGACGGCTCGTACGAATACGACTTCGCCAGCGGCATCGTGGCCATCGGCCGCGTGATTGGCACCAGGTCGTTCGTGTGGCCGCTGCGCCATAACTGGTCGACGCTGCCCGAGGAAGAAATCGAGTGGAGAACCGAACGGCTCCCAGGCGGCAGCGGCTACGAGCAGCGCATCACGCTCCGGGGTGAGCCCCGGCGCTTCGCCAGCCTGAGCTACACGGCGCAGGGCCACAAGTTCAACGCCTTCATGCGGCGGATGCTTTGGTTCGGGCAACCCTACCAGTTCAGCGTCCCGATGTGGCAGGACGCCACCGTGCTCACGGCCGACGCCCCGGGGGGCTCCGTGGCCCTGGCGGCGAACACCGTCGGGCGCGACTTCGAGGACGGGGGGACGGTGCTCATCTGGCGCGACTCCGGGACGTTCGAGGCCCTGCAAATCTCGACCGTAGCGACGTCGGCCATCAACCTCGCCGGCTCCACCGTGAATAACTGGCGCGCGGGCGACTACGTGGTCCCGGTGCGCTCGGCTACGGTGCCCGAAGATTTTGAGTGGCAGCGAATCACGGACCGCATCGGCAGTTTTAGCGTGCGCTGGGAGCTGACGCCCGGGCAGATGTCCACCAACCGGTGGACGTCAGTGGGATTGGGCACGTATCGCGGGCTGTACATCATCACGCGAGACAGCGAGGCCTCCGAAGACCTCGGGCACGACCAGCCGCGGCTCATTCATGTGGACGACGACGGGATGGGCATCCCGCGGCGCTTCGCCGAGCACCTGCGGCCGCAACCGGGCTTCGATTACCGGCGGGTGCTGCGCGATCGCGCGGACTTCGCCGACTTCCTCGGCCTGCTCTACTATCTGCGCGGCGTGCAGCGCCCGGTGTGGCTGCCCAGCTGGCAGATGGACTTCAACCTGGCGCAGGACATCCTTTCGGGCGACACGGCCATTAAGGTCGATGACTGGGGCTATGCCGCCTACTACAACGTCGCGCCCTCGCGCCGGGACATCGCGATTATCAAGACCGACGGGACGATGATTTTCCGCCGGATTCTGTCGGTGATCGCCTCGGCCGGGAACACCGAAACCATTCAACTCGATTCTGCCGTGGGGCAGGCGCTGACCCTGGGTCAGGTGGACCGCATATCGTTTCTCCGGTGCGCCCACCTGGCCGGGGACGGCGTTAAGTTCACGTACGAAACCGACACTGTGGCCACCATCACCGTGCGGTTCCGCGAGCAAACGACGACCCCGTAACTATGAGCTATCTTGGACAAGAAACCAGCGAGTACGCCGGGCAGCCCGTAGAGCTGTACAAGTTCACGCTCGGCAGCCAGGAATGGAATTACTGTTCGGGCGACGCGGACCAGTCCTACCTGGGGCGGACGTACCTTCACGAGCAGATCGGCCTGGACGACAACATCAGCAGCACGGAGGTGTCGCGCGCCGAGCGGACGCTTACGGCCCCGAGGGACCTCCCGCTGGCTCAGCTCTTCGTGAAGATGCTCCCGGCCGGTGTGATAACCCTCGATGTCTTCCGCCGGCACCTGACCGATGGCGGGCTCGAAACCATCCTGGGGTGGACGGGCGTAGTGGTCGGCAGTTCGTTCAAAGCCGGGGGCGTGGAAATGCGCGGCGTACCACTCATCAACGTGATGACGCGGCTGGGCGTCCGGCGCCAGTTTCAGGTGTCGTGCAATCACATGCTCTACGACCCGGACACCTGCCGGCTGAACCCCGACGACTATAAAACTATCGGGCCCATCACCGTCATCAACGGGAGCACCTATTCAGCCGCCATCTTCGCCGCGCAGGCGTCCGGCTATTACACCGGCGGATTCCTCCGTCGGCCGTCGAACGGGGATATGCGAATGATCGTCGGGCACACCGGCGGCGACGTCCAGGTGTGGTTCCCTTTCGAGGACATGGTGGTCTTCGAGACTATCGAGGCCTACGCCGGGTGCGATCATTCCGACATTACCTGCCTCAACAAGTTCAACAACCTGGTGAATAACGGGGGCTGGCCGCTGGTCCCGATCAAAAACCCCGCCGAACAGAAGTTCGCGTAATTGTCGGGCTGAACTATCATGCCTTTCCCTATCATCGCCCTGGCCATCGGCGTCATTTCCTTCGTCGCTCAATCCCTGCTCAGGCCGAAGCAGAAGCCTCCGAAGGCTGCCAACATTAGCGATTTCAACGTGACGGCCGAAGAGGCGGTTTCGATTCCGTACCTGGCGGGCACTCGAAAGCTTGCGCCTAACATCACGTTTTTCGGAGATCTGCAGGCGCGGCCGATCACCAAGACTATCAGCCGAATCTGGCTCGGCTTCTTAGTGCCGGACATCAAAAACCAGCAGGTCATCGGCTATCGGTACAACGTGGGGATGGAACACGGGCTATGCTTCGGTCCGGGCGTCACGCTCAAGCGTATGACGATGGACGATAAGGAGCTGTTCAGCGGCTCGCTGATCGGCTCGCCCGGCACCACCACCATCCTGAAGGAGAATCTTTTCGGCGGCGAAGACAACGACGGCGAGGGCGGCGTGAACGTCATTCTGGACTTCTACGAGGGGACCAGTTCCCAGACTGCCAACTCGTACATGGTTAGCCAGTACGCGCGCCAGAGCGGCCACCGTGACGTCAGCTACGCGGTGTGGCGGGGCCCGTCGCAGGGCGCGATCTACGTGGGTGGAAAATACGTCTCGGGCTGCGGATACCTGGGGAAAAACCCGATCGTGCGCCCCATCGCCTACTACCTTCAACGCCTGCCCAATTTCCTCGGGGACGCTTATAAGTCGGTGGGGGCGAACGGAGACGCCAACCCGGCCAATATCATCTATGAGCTGGCCATCTCCAAACTGTTCGGCGGTGGCCTCCCCACCAGCAAGCTCGACACCCCGGCGTTCCAGGCCGCGGCGCAAACCCTCTTCAACGAAGGGATCGGCATTAGCCCCATCTGGGACCGCACGGACTCGATGGAAAATCTACTTCAGCAGATTGTGAACATCGCGGACGCGGCCCTCTACAGCGACCCCCTGACCGGGCTCATCACCTTCAAGCTGATCCGCAACGATTACGACCCGAACACGCTGCTGGAGCTGACCGACGACGACGTGCTGGAAATCGAGGACTACACGCGCGGGGCCTGGGACGACACGAAAAACGAAGTCCGCCTCACCTACACCAGCCGGGCCGACGACTATAAAGCGAAAATCGCGCTCGGGCAGGACCTGGCCAATCAGCGAATCCGCAACGCGACCGACCCTCTGGCGCTTCAATACGATTACGTCTTGGAGCCGGACCTGGCGCAGAAATTGGCCTTCCGCGAGACGCGCGTAGCGGCCACGCCCCTGGCGCGCGCCACGATCCGCTGCAACCGCAAGGCGGCCGTCCTGGGGCCGGGCTCAGTCTTCAAATGGACGACCAACCGAATCGTGCCCGGGTTGAGCTCGAAAATAATGCGCGTGGCCAAGGCCAATTACGGGCGCCTGGGCGACTCGCGCGTGACCCTCGAAATCACCGAGGATATCTATTCGCTCGGCGGCACGATCTACAGCCCGCCGGCGACGTCCGCTTACAACGATCCGGTCGGGACGCCGCAGGCCTCGCCCAACATCGTGGCGCAGGAAGCTCCCTACTGGTACGCGAAGGAAAAATTCCTTCCCTGGTCCTTCGTGCAGCAGCCCAGCGGCTCCCACGTCTCCTATGACGTGTACGCGTCCACGGACGGCGGCACGGTGTATAACCTAACGGACAGCAGCCAGTTCTTCACCCCGGTGGGCGCGCTAGCCTCCAGCTATCCACAGGTGAGCGTTGGGGCCTACGACGCGACGGGCTTCGAGGTCACCAACGTCGCGGGCCTGGTCGACGTTTTCGCGAATGATCCGGCCTACGCCAACCAGGGCTCGAACCTTCTGTACTTCGAGGACACGGGCGAAATCTGCGCCTTTGAAACGGTTACGTTCTCGAACATCACGGGTCGCTATACCTTCGCCGGCATCTGGCGCGGAGTGCTGGACACGACGCCGGCTGCGCATGGCTCGAGCACGCGCGTGTGGGTGTTCACGCTGGGGCAGTCGGTCAGCTCCGTGGAATATCCGGCCCTGTCCACCGTCAAGCTGAAGCACCTGCCGCGCAACGGCAACGGGCAGATCGACCTGTCGGCCGCCACCGCCAAAACCATCGCCGCGGACGATCGCGCGCTGAAGCCGTACCCGCCGGGGGATTTCCAGGTGGATGGGTCGTACACCAGCAACACGCACACCGGCGACGTGGCCCTGAGCTGGGTGGAGCGCAACCGGGTGACGCAGGCCACCATCCTGAAGCAGTCCGACAGCACCGTGACGCCCGAGGCCGGCACCACCTACAAGCTGGTCATCAAGAACGCGTCCAACACCGTCATCCGCACGGAAACGGGGCTCAGCGGCACCACGTACAATTACACGCAGACCACCGAAATGGCTGACAACAGTGGGGTGCTTTCAATTTCCCTGACATTTGAATTGCAGGCGGAATGCGGCGGGCGTTTGTCGAACGTGTGGCGGCGGACCTCGACTAGAGTTTAATGTCGGCGGCCGTTACAGCTGTTGACTCAGCAGGGAAGCGCGAGCAAAATTGGTTCAACTGGCAGCGGTATAACCCTAATGGCTGAGGACGCTGCTGAAATTAAGGGGGGCGAAAGCCCCCTTTTAATTTGAGTGCAGACGTCTGCACTCAAATTAGGATAATCGGAATCAAGGGAAGGGAAGAGACAAAGGGCCAAGAGATTGAAACCCCTTGGCCCTTTGTCTCTTTGATCGCTCAGGTCGGCTCAGGCTCTCGCGGCGCTGGATCTCGGCTTGAGCCCGGCGACTAGGGCAGAAAGAGCAGCCATCACCACTCCCAGAAATAGCGCAAGAATCAATAAGGTCCACATCGGCGCAGGCGCCGCCGAGCGCCCTACAGCCAGAGCGATGCCGTGCCCTGTGCAGAGAATCGCCGCTCCAGGCAGGACCGACCAAAATCGGGTCGAGAAGCCCTTCACATCCCGGCTCACATAGAGCAGAAAGACGATCAGCGCCAAATAGGCCACAAGGGAGGGCAGCGCGCTTCGCACATAGAGGGATACGACGACCGACAGAGCGGCAATCGCGAGACTGCCGAATATAGACTGAGATTTCATCTGAACTCCTGAGAGAAGGGCGCGGCCGGAGAATGGCTCCCCCGGCCGCGCGGGTTGATTGATTTAGGCGGGGCGACATACCCCGTCACAGACGGCGCTCCAGCCCCAACCGCATCCGATACC